CGCCGCTATAATTGGTTTCGCACGATTCCGCCAACTCGATTGCATCCCATCCTCCCGATTCAACCCCTGAGCGATTCGGCCTGTTGTTGTTGCTCAACTTCCCAATCAAGACCTTGCTGGGCAAAACGATTTTTAATTCTCTTCACAATTCGATTCGCACTTTCGCGAACCATTCTGTTGGGTTCGATAATCGGCTCCCAATCGCCATCTATTTTTGAAACGTCAACCGGCCCCAACGGCAATTCGACACACCAGATCAATTCCACGTTGTAAACACGACACACAATTGATCGATCAGGTAATAGACTCAGTTTTTTGGCGCACTCTTCGCTTGGCAAATACCAATAATAACCATTTGATTCCGGTTTCATTTTTAAGTTTCGGACGTCCCTTCCACACCCCGCATGATCCGGCCGCGCGTCCGACACTGCAACCACATCATCGCCTCTTGAATTTTGGTCAACGCCACCGCGTTTTCGCGGCACGCAAACGGCCCCTCTTGAAAAGACGCCAAACGGTCTTCAACTATGGCCAGCAACGCTTCGTTCGAAATCCCGTTGACGCCAACTTCCAAAATCGGCCCGTGCTGAAATTTGATCGTATTCCAGGCAAACGAACCACTTGTCGGCACAGTCGTATCCAGCCGAATCATATATTCGTGATTGGCCCCACCGGCCCCCGGCTCATCGACCGCAACCACTCGAAGCAATTCATTCAGCCCGTTGACCCGATGACTCACAATTTCTCGCACCATTTAGCACCCCATTTCGTTTAAGACACTCAACGCACTTCCACCGCAGCCAATCCCTGACCATCCGCCTTGGTAGTTAGAACAACTGGATCCACAATCCCAAGCATAAACACCGCGTCAGCGCGATCTTCGGCCGCCACCGCACGCGCCAACGACACCGCATCAACCGCCAAACCGATTGACCAGCCAAAAACCATCGTCGCCACCACCAACGCAATTTCCCGCACGACCACGCCCCCCAGCCCCAGGTTCATTTCAAGCCAGAACTTGCACTCATCATCATCAAACCAACGAACACGGCTTCACGTTCACAAGGCACTTTGGCGCAGGTTTTTTTTGCGTGCTCGATTCAATTTCCGCAATTAACGCTTGCCGATTTAACGAATTCGAAGAAAGCAGAATTTTCCATTCCGCCGCCAACGACTTTAACCCTTCAACCGTGAAAATCTTTAAAAATTGAGGTAACACAGTCGACGCACCGCCAAACCCACCGGATTCTTCCTTAATTGACAGAGTAAATGTCCACTGTTCGGCGATATGAATCTCGTATTCGTTTGCCAGCTTCAAAATCGCATCGGAGGGGAACGCGGAATCATTCAACCGATAATCGTTTTCAGAAATCCAAACCGCTAATAGCTGCCGAATTTTTTTCCAATAATCATCCGGATCAGTCGTAATTTTTCCGGAACACTTCATTAAAAACATTAAATCTTCGTTGTTCACGCTTCGAACATCATCTCGTAAAATGTTTCGGAACGTTCTTCCCCGGAGGCCCGCGCCGCTCGACATGGCAAACCACATAGCCAACGCAGCTAATTCTTGTTCGTTCGCCAGTCGTTGCACCCAATCCACTAAGCGCGATTGCAACCACCAGATTTTATGTTCAAACAAATCCTTCGAAAACTTCAACGCAGATTTTGAACTCAGTTCTTCCGCTTTTTTAGCATCAACGTTTTTTGCTGCAGTTCCGTTTTTCGCATAAATGGCTTCGCGTTTTTCAAGTTTTGCGACCCGCAGGTCTTCTTCCCCGTCTTGCAATTGTTGCCACAATTCCACGTTGAAAGCGCGTTCCTCTTCAGGTTCGGGACCATCGTCGTGAAATTTAATTTTTCTAATCCGCAACAATTCGCGATCAGCATCAGACAACTTCGTGAAAACGACAGAACACCAACGCGAACCATCTTTTTTCAGATAACTCCCTTTCATAGGTCTCGATCCCAACTCAATCGCGTTTTGCAACTCCCAACGAAATTCGCTGGCAAACTTATCCGGATTCATGGAAATCATGCGTTTTAACAAATTATCCAACACCGCTGGTTCATTCGCCCACGGGACCAAATCTCGCGCAGCCGACCCCGTGATTTCGCCCGCAATCACCTTGTCTTGCCACTCCCCAGGCAGCTTTAACAGCCGAGTTAAATTGGCGATGGTACTTTGATCAATCCCCAACATTTCCGCCAACTCACGTTGTGTCAGGTCCTGTTGTTCCAACATTGCCTGAAATGCCCTGCCCTTATCAATCGCATTCAGTTCCGCTCGATCCATAGACGACTGAAGCCGCGCAATCGCCGCTTGTTCGTCCGTACATTTGACAATGATACACCGCAGCGCGGGCACCCCCGATTCAATCGCCGCACGCAACCGAGTTTCACCGTCGATCAACTCGTTCGTTTCTTGACGAATCGTAATCGGATTCAGTTCGCAAATATCTGCAATGTTTTGCGACAATCGAGTGATTAACCGTTCATCGAAAACCTTGCGCGGATTGTGCCGTGATGGCACGATATTGGCCACCGGAATATACGCCGTCATGATAATTTCCAGCGATTCGAAAATATTGACAGCAGGTTTAGACGGTTTCGCAACCTTCGCCGCTTTCGCCCGGCTTTTCCGTTCCGCCGCCAACGTCTTTAACCCTTCAACCATGAAAAACCTCCCCCAAAAAAACAACAAGAAAAACACAAAACCAACTAGAAACGTCTTCCCGGAACGAATCTCAGCTCTTCATTGAGACCACAGTTTCCGACGATCCCCCGAAAAACCTCGCCAATTCAGCAAGCAACAGCGGCCGAACCAAATCCGAATTTCGACCGAGTTTTTTCGCATGTTCCAGCAACCAACCGTGTTCAATAACAGAAGCCAATTCGGAATCTTCCATTTCGTTGAGCACCTCGCCGAACTGGCTTTCCCAGGCGAGCAACAATTGTTTTTCTTCCCGCTTGCGCTCGACCAAATTCGATTCTTCGCGAGCACGCGTCGCCGCCGCCGCCGCATCCGCCGCCGTTCGCCGCGTCGCCGCCAACGCGTCCAAATACCCTTCACGCAATTTTGGAAAACAGCCCGCCAAATCCCGAGGAAACCGAGACCCAGCAACGCCAGGCCGAAAATTCTTCAACCCGGTCACCAATGCCCCGGACGGACTGTCAAAGCCGCTGGAATGTTTTTGCCACCAGTCGATTAACTCGACCGCTTCAACCGATTTCAAGCCATTCCTGCAACACGCCGCAACAGTTTCGACAATCGTTTCCACCCCCGCCGTTTTCAATAGCTTTTCTACCTCCGTCCATTCCTCCGTCACGTCGGAAAGGATGAATTTCGAAGACGTAGCAGAAGATAAAGAAGGGGAGTTACTGGTGGAGGTTTCAGTGAACTTTTCAGGGGAGTTACTGGTGGAGGTTTCAGTGGAATTTCTCCACCGCGTTCCGTCGGAAAACTTCACATCGACCCACTGAGGGACCTTCGTCCAAATCCGCGAACTTTGCCCCATCGTCGCAGGTTCGTAATGAATCCATCCGGCTGCAATGCACCGCCGCCGAGCCTCGACCAGAGTTTTTTCCGAGCAGTCAACACGAGGCCGCAAATCGTCATCGGTAATCAATACCGCTTGACGAAAAAACATCTGATTTTCCATCGAGACAATAACCCGGACCAAATTAAGCCCCGACTTGCCCAACGCACGAGCCACCACCGGCACCAACAACAGATCGAGCATTTGAAACAAATATCGATTTGTTCGATCCTTCGGGTAATCCTCACCAAACGCCAGCCGCGAGCCGCTCAGCGGCTTCGAACTCACGGTGAGACCCCTTCAGGAAGCCCCAAAAACGCCACTTGAAACGAAATCACAATTTCAACCGGCCCCGATTCCCCCTCGACCGTCATCACGATCCGTTCGCCCTCGCAGCGAGTCAAAACGCAAAATCCCATTCGAAATCCTTTCGATTGCAAACGCCCGCAATTCTCGCAGGCTAAAACAACGAACCAGCAGGAACCCGGACCGGCTCAACCGGCCCAGGTGAAGACATGACAGACTTTTGATTCTGAACAGACTCAGCAAACGGCCCCATCGAAAACGGCAACCCCGCCCAAGCCAATTGTTCCACATAAAAAAACGCGGTATCTCTTCGCCAGCCGTTTTCGGCTTCTGGCAACGGTCGAGACTGACCTTTTTTCCACCGGCGGTATACGTTCGCGAAAACCGACCGACATTTTTCTTCCAACGAGGCCGACGGAGACACCCGAGCCAAGACCGGCATCTCATCCACCCAGAGAAAATCATCGACGGCAGGCACCGCCACCGCGACGGAGGCGAGCTCCTGCAGCTCGACCACCTCGACCACCTCGACCGCGTCGACCACGTCGACCACCTCAGCCACCCCCGGAACTGTCGCAGCCCAACGGACCGACCGCGGATCAAACGGGACTTCAATCAGTGACGAACCTTGCCGCACCCGACCATCGACCGGTAACAAGTCAGCCAACCGATTGACCGACTTGAACAAATCCAATTGGCTTAGAGTGTCCCGCCATCCCGCCGACGGAGACGTCGCCGGCAAATCATGCCAGGCTTCCGGCACCGGCAATTGACGCTGTAGCGTCACCAGCCGCCGCGACATCCGCGCCGCGTCCGCATCGTCACGCAATGCCTTGCCCACGGCACCAAGTACCAGCAGACACCGCCCCGCTTCCAGCACGGCTTCAAAATCCGGATACTTCGACAACAGATCAACCGCTTTTTTCGGACCAATCCCACGCACACCCGGAACGCCGTCCGAGGCATCACCGCACAAAGCCAAGTAATCCCCGAACTGGCCGGCCGCAATCTCGTATTTTTCTTCAACGTGTTTGGAACCGAGGATTTTTCCCCCGTCCCAAGGATGGTACACCTTGACCCCGGATCCAGAGACGCACAACTGCAGCAAATCCTTATCGCAGCTCGCGACGAAAAACCCACTGGCCCGCGTCGCCACCGATTCGGCCAGACTGGCAATCACATCGTCGGCTTCCCAGCCTTCGCACCGGATCAGCGGCCACCCCACGCCCACCACGGCCCGGCGAGCCAACTCGATCGCGTCAACGAGCTCAGCAGGTTTCGGAGATCGATTCGCCTTGTAATCCGGATACAATCCCGACCGCTCGACATGCCCCCCGTCGTCGGCAAAGAGCAAATACTCCGGAGACAGCCGTTCCAAAATGTTTGCAACCGTTTGCAAAAACGACCGGACCGCCGCCACCGGATTAGGCGGACCCGCATGATAGGCCCGCACCAACACGTTCAGCAGGTCGACCACCACCACAATCCCATACGACGCCACAACAGTAGGACGAGGCACCGGAGACACGGCAGGAACGCTAACTTCCTGCCGTGTCTCCGGCACCGCCGCCACAACGGCGCGCACGTCCGGCAAGGACTTACTAGGCAACTCGTCAGGCGAGTCAGACCAGTCAACATATCTGCCGCCGGACGTCCGACCGCCATCCCGACCGGCGAGTCGACCGTCGTCGACCATGACACATGAGGCATCCGATACCACACGCGCCAACTCGCCCGTCGGGATGACCGTCGGAACCACATCCGACCGCCCCGCATAGGAGGGATCGAAAAACCGCCGCTCAATCGCCCGAGGCCGACCACCCAGCATAAAGACCCGGCCCTCGATCTTGTAACGCTTTGCCCAGGTCCGAACGATCCCCTCGCAAACCCGTTCTTCCTCACCCCAAGTAGATCCCCAGCCCAGGCATTCATGCAGCACAGACCCCGCCGGAAATGTTTTATGAAATTCCTTCCCGGCATCGTGTTCAATAAAAACCAGAGGCTGAATCAAGGAAGTCACAGCAACGCCCCCAGCAGATCGACCGCCTCTTTTGTCCCCGGTTTACTCGCCAGGTATCGATCGAGAGCCCATTCCCGATCGATAAATTTCGGTTTCTCTACTGCTTCAGGCTTCATGACCTTTGCCTCTCGCAACCACAACCCCACGTCGTCCTTTGAAACCTTCAATTTTTCCGCAATTTGCGCGCAGGTCAAACGGCGAACCGTTCGTAGCCAAATTGCTTCGGCAATGTTTTTAGCCATGACGTCAGCCGGTTTTTTTGCAGCCACAATCCCCCCCCCAAAAAAAAACAGAAGTTCGGAAACTACGTACCGCGATCCATTCGAACAACGCGAATTAACAAGACCGCAAATAACAAACGATCAGAATCAGGCAAACCGAGAAAACTTGATCGTCGCCGGGAAATCGTCGACCGGATCGTCGGCAAACGGACTCGGAAGCAACGCCGTTGCGTCGACGTGAGCCAACTGGCTTGCGTCGACATACGACCGCCGCGTCATCGCAACCGAGGAATGGTTCAAAACCTTCGAAGCCTGTTCGATGCCACTCACAATCGTTAGTTGCGTCGCGCACGTCCGACGGAAACAATGAAACATGTGATAACGGTCGCAGGTCAGCCCGCACTGCCGCAAGAATTCCTTGTGTTGACGATACAACTCGTTTTTTCCATGCGCCCCGCTTGGCCAAACGAGTTCCGACCCCACGCCAAACACCCCGCGCTCGCAATGATCGGCAATCATGGTTTTCAAAATGCCCGCCGTATTTTTCGAAATCGAAACCAAATGATCGGTTCCCGTTTTGGAATTTTCGGCCCGCAACTTGACCACGTTGCGAGCAAAATCGATATCCCCAGGCCGGACCAGTAACGCCGCCGAAAAACGGCAAGCCGTTTCGTACAGAAACAGATACAACGATTGCCAAAACTCGCGACGACGCGTCGCAAACCGATTTTTTCGACGCCCACGCAGAGCCCCGGCGAACTCGACCAACCGCTTTAGATCGTCGATCGACCAAGCAATCGGCATCCGTTGAGGCACCGCAGACGAGGCCACCAACCGATTGTTGGTTTCCGGCGCCAAACGCGCCCGAATCGCCCCATTCCAAACCGCGTTGATAGACGACCTGCACGTATTTTGCGTCCGAGGCGCCCAATTCTCCGCCGTTCGCATCGCCGCCAGGAAATCTTCCACCACATCCAGCGACAAGGAGCAAGTCTCGAGACTCGCGCCCCGCGTCGCCAAATACCACCGGCAAAGCGACCCGATATGCGACCGATACACCGCCACCGTCGACGGCCGCAACGTCCGCCGCCGTTCGCAATACACGGTTAACCATTCGTTGAGTAACACAACCACCCACTCCCCTGAGAGCAAAATCCACAGGCGAGCCGCAACTCGCCCGGAAGACCACCAAAACCAATTGGCGATCAATAATTTCGGCGAATAGCATCCGAAAATCCCCATCATGAGCAAGAAGCAATAGATTGAAAAACCAGAATTGAGGCACAGTTTTTGAAAAAAACATTCCTCGCAAATCAAAACAGCGCATCATGAAAATGATCGTAGAAATGAAGCGGATTTTGCGGACGGCACATCGTCCGCCCATACTTCCAGCAGACAACGCGCAGGATTCTGTAGAAGCGACGCATGAGAATTCCCCCAGACAAGAAAGATGGATCAAGAGCCCCACCACAAACGGCGAGGCCCGACAATCGGCAGGGAGTTCAATCGCAAAAAACGAAAAAAGCCCGCCTATCGAAGGCGAGCTTTGAGTCAAATCTCAACTGCACGTCATTCGACGGCAGGATTGTTACAAGCAATTGCTTGCGAGTCAAGCAACTGCTTGTAGGATTTCAGAATTATCGATCAGCGAGGCAGCATCGGGCAAACCCAAGGCGATCGCGAATTTTTCAACAACATCCAACCCCGGCATCCTTTTTCCGGAAAGATATTGGGAAACCATCTGCGGAGCACAATCGAGGGATTTTGCCAGATCCGTTTGGGACCAGCCGTTCACCTCCAGCGCTTCGCGTAGTTTTTTCTGAAATCGATTATGCAGAGTCAAGGTTTCCATCCTTCTATTATGCGAGCCACTGCACAAGTTTCAATAGACCGTTTTTTCCCGAGCAAAGAGCACTCATTCACAATTTGAGTTTGCTGTCCAAGTATTTTTGCATCTCAACCGCGCGCCTGAGCCCAGGACAAAACGCAACCGCCGCCTCACGATCCAACAGGACGCCCCGAGAAAACGCCCGCCCAGGCCGCGACAAATAAACACCAAACGCCCCATCCTTCGACGTCAAAAACTTGACCGCCAGTTCCCCAGCTTTGCCCGTTTCCGACTTGTCGATCGACCCCTTCAGCGACTTAGAAAATTCACCAGTTTTGCCCAGGGCAATTCCAACTGCGGCAGCTTCCGCCGCAGTCATCGAGAGCGAGCCACCCGAGGTAAAAATCACAACCCGCGTAGCATCCTGAGTTTTTTCAATCGTCAGCGTTGATTCCCCAACCGTTGCCAATTTCCATTCAAATCGAAACGAGTCGATCGAGAATTCCTCAGCACTGGCAACCGAGGCCACCAGGAGAAACACCGCAGCACACCAGCGAGCGATTCTCATTTCCCCACCTTTTTCTAACGTCGACGGAGGAAAGTTAGCAGACTGGCCCATGAATTCATGAGCCAATCTTAATTTGCCCCCACTAGGGCTCGAACTTAATTGGGGATCTACCGCAAAAATTTTTCAGCGAAAAACAGCCCGGAAACGGCAGAAAGAAAGGGAGTCGCGCTCAGTGATTGTTCCCGCAGGGGGTATCAATGGAATTGTTCGGGAAGGACCCGCGGGCATGCACGCGACGTTTTTTGCCCAAAGTATTTCAGTAATTTTCAGAAATTATGTGCGTACATAATTGACTATCGGTCGATAAGCTGTAATGATATTCGTGTCACTCAAACGACTGACACAAACAAACCAAAACAGGATTGACACTATGAAGACGACTGAATGTTGGGAAGAAAAACAATGTGCTGAATTGATCGCCAAAATCAAGAACTCTAAATACAAAACGGACATTCTGTTCGACGTCCAACTATTTTTGGACGAGGGTTTCTCGCCCGACGTAGCGCTGCAGAAAAGCTGGAATTACTGGAAGTAAGCATTAAACAGAACCCCTTCCCCAAGCCCCCCCAAGCCCGTCACATGTGTTTCGGGAAACAATCTGAACTAAAGGAATTGAGACCATGGAAACCATGGAAACCGTCAACGAATGCAAAGTGTCAGTACACGCACCACGGACACCCGGCGCAACTCACACAGTCGTGGGAGAGTTTGACAATGTCGCCGAAGCCCGAGCGTTTTGCAAAAAATTTAACGCAAACCGAAAAGACATGAACTACCACGATGTGGAGATTCGTTTGGGCCGCAATGGCAAGCGAATCGAATTTGCTGGACCATGAGCCAAACCGAAGCAGCATCGGCACGGTGATTAATCCCCACAGCCCGTCGGACCAACCCAAAAAAAGAATGAAACCATGAATAACGTCAAAACAAGCAAATCAGAATCGGTTCATATCAGCAACTTTGGCGCTTACCAATATTCCATACCCTGTGATATGGATGGATATACTTACACGACGATTGACGGGTGGCTGAGCGCACGAGTCGATACGGCAGGTCAAACTGCTGATAAAAGCGAACGACGCGATTGGGCTCGCGAAATGGCTTCCGAATCACGCAAAGCGATCAGACGAGCAAACGCCAAAATTAAGGAGTGGAAATCGCAATGACGATGACAACGCGTAAATTCAATATGACCATGCCAATTGATTTGTTTGAGCTTGTCCAGAGAGTCGCCGACGAACACCGAGGCAACGTCGGTCAAACTATCCGAACCCTGTTGAGCTCGCATCCTTCGATAGAATCGTGCCGCCAACAATTGGGAATTGAACTGGCAGCCCCGATACCCATGGGAAGACCGAAATCGCGATTGCAACCACCGAAACAACCCCCGGCCATTCCTGCAACCGCAGCACCGGCGACCAAGGCGAAACGCACGGCCGCCGTTAAAACACGGTCACCACAACCTTGAATTCAACCGCGTCGCGCCTCGCATCGGTGAAACTGATCAATCGGTCGCCGATGTCGGCGCGGAGCCGTTCAAGCCAATCCGGAACCGCCAAGGTAACATGGCCCATCGTCCCGCCGGTTGATGCACCATCGCCGCCCCACTGGCGAGACTTCATTCGGTGAATCGTTTCCGCCGGATTCAAGTGACTGATATACCGCGACGTCACGGCCAAATTGGAGTGCCCCAACTGTTGTTGGATTATATGCATCGGCACGCCTTCTGATGCCAGCTCGAAGGCCATGGTGTGCCGAAGGCCGTGAAAATGACACCGTTTGTTTATGCCCGCATCGCGAGCCAGCCGCGGCAGCAGCTCCCGCACGTATCGATCGGCCAGCTTGCCGCCGTCCGTCGTACAAAACAATGGCGCCGTCGGCACGATCCCCGCTGATTGCCGCGCGACGATCCATTGGTCAACCATCGCCCAGGCGGACGCATCCAACCCGACCGTCCGCGCCTTGTCGCCTTTACCGTGAAGGATTCTAACCGTTTGCTGTTCTCGGTTCAGGTCCCCCAGCTTTAACGACAAAGCCTCGGAAATCCGCAAACCCGCCCGCCAACCAACGACAATCAGCGCCTTGTTTCGCACCCCGGTCAGCCCTTTATTATTGGCGTTGAGCACCGCCAGCAGCTCAACCGGAGTCAGCACTTCCGGCGCCAACGTTTGACCGCGATTGGATCCCCCAGTCAAACCGACTGGCAACGTCACTGTTTTTTGAATCGTCCACCCTCGATCGAGTCGACCGAGTAACGTTTGCACCGGACAGCCCAGGCCGTCGGCCCAGGCAGACAACGGTTGAGCAACATCTCCCCAACAAACAACGGTCGACGGAGTGTGACTTTTCGTCATTTCATTTTCCGCAAAAAAAACAAATCAACAACATCAACAACATTCCAAGCCAAACCCCAACAAAAAACTCGGAAACACCCTCCCAAAAACCGTTCAACCAATCCTGATTTCTCACGAAATAACCCTCCGTTTTGAATCGACTACCGCTATTGTCTAGTAGCGGTAGCCTATAACTCACTTTCGGTATTCAATCCACCCGCGTTTTCAGGCTTGGCGGAACGTTGCAACTTTTACAAATCGTCACGCCGTCCAGATCGGCACCAAACGCCGACGCACTTTTGCCGACTGGTAGCCGTTTCAGGCACTTTCCTTTTTTGTCGCAATGGTAGATTTTGCGATCGCATCCGCAGTGACTGGCGACCATCTCCGCCCCGGTCGCAGCGCCGCGGAACGGACAAACCAAATAATCAACGCCGATAATCGGCGCGAACAACTGGCAACCCTCGCAAACCCCTAACGTTGCCCCAGGCACCCGCATCGCCTGAGATGCATCCGCAACACACGCCGCAAATTTCGCGCAACAACCGATGACCACCTCGCCCGCCCCGTCCGATGATCGAGTCGCCAAAACTCGGTCAAAGTGTGCGCAATCTCGCATTGATACCACGGCCCGCCCCAATCATTCAGGTGACGTTGATGACAAAACTTTTCGGCACCAATTCGGTATCGATCCCGCCTCGATCCGTCCCGCCGTTGTCGATGACTTGAAACGAAAACACGCCATAGCCGACCCCAAACGCATCCGTCGCCGGCCGGAACACAAAATTCCCCGCGTCCAGATCATGCACGGGAATAATTTGACCAGGCACAATCAACGCGCCCAACAACCGCATTGACCCCCGAGGCGACAACGTCGTGATTTTTACCGCCAACATTTGATCCGGCGGAGTGTCGTTCAAATCCACAAATCCAAAATCGGTTTGCGAAAACACCCAATCATTGTTTCGCCCCAACGACACCACGGCTTGAGTACCCCCAGGAGCATGGTTCGACCTAGGCGCACATTTGACAAACAACCGATCAGTGGAGGAAGAGGGGAACCCATATTTCGTCACGTCCGGATACGTTTTCGCATAACAACGACATTCCGGTTCACACGGATTGACCGAAGGATCCCCGACGTATTTCCATCGCCATCCGCCACCGCCACCGGCAACAGCTTCCGCGCCATAAACACAGGCGCCAATGCACGAACCGGCCGCAACCACAGGAAAAGCAGGCGACCCATCACACCGCACATAACTGACAGTCAACGAGTTCGGAAACGAATCTAAAATGAGACCCACTGAAGAATCCTGCCGATACAAATCCGCATTGAACAAATCGGCCAATTGTAACCAATCGTAATTGATCGCCTGAACACCCCCCAGCACTGACAACGGGACCCGAACAAACTCGCCCCCGGAAGACGAAAACTGATTGCACGCGTAAAATACAATTTGGTTCGGCTTCGTCGAATTCCAATAAACCGTTTGTTCGCAACTCACACCAATTAACGCGTGTCGATTGGATTTGTTAATAAACAAAATTGACGACATTTGAGTCGTTGAATTCAAGACTTGAAAATCATGGCCAAAAACACACCAATCCGGAGTTCGAACAACACCATACAAATCCCACCAGTATTGTTTCAAACCTGTAGAAACATATCTTGGCAAAAAATACTCCCCTGCATTCGTCGTAAATGTTTCGGTTGTTCGCGTGAATGATCCACCAGGCCATTCAAACTTAAAACACGTATCGAAACACGGACAGGCGGGACTCGGATCTTCCTGAATGTTTAGGCAAATCCGATCGATTCGGATTGTTTGGTTCCAAATCGTGTCGACCTGATAAGGATGAGTCGTGGAAGTCAACGACGATTCAGTCGACCGCAACCGACCAAGCACTGACACCGCCCAGCCGAAATAAATCGGCGCAGCGCCGGCACACCAATCTAACGTCGCCTGCGGAAACGTGTCACCAGCGCCCCCAAAAATTCCCGCTCTACCCGGAACGTCTTCCGCAACAGCCTTTACCCACCTTCGATCGTATTCATAGGCAAACGGATCCAAATTGCTCAAAAACTTTGTTGGCGCAGACAACCCGGCACCAACCCGAATCCAGGTCCCAGTCTGTAACGTCGGAATAGGATTGGCTTGAGACTCGACACCGCCAGACGCCGCATAACCAACCCCCGCCAAACCTTCCACAAAAAAACCGCCGTTCGCCCCAAACAGGTTGAACACGTCCCCTTGCCACAGTTTGACGTAATTCACCCCATTCTGCCTCGCCGCTAACCAAATCGTCACCGACCGAAACGCATTGGCCGGCCCAACTGGCGGAGTCGTTGACGCGGCCGCAAATTGCTGCAACACGTTCGTATTCGTCGGCGACAAATTGGCCCTTGATTCCAGGTACCGCAAAGAAAAATCGATCGACCCGCCCCAACGCAAATTTTGACCCGTTGGTTGAAACTTCAAATCGTCATACGTTTGGCCAAACATATAGGCCGACGCGATATCGTCCCCAGGTGAAGGCCGCCATTCGATGGACGTAGCAACTTCCAAACAAGGTTGTTGCGGCACCGTTGTCAACGTTGGGTAACTACCCCACGGCTTTTCATCGTAGTCTTGAAACGCCAGCGTCGAGCCGTCCGCCGTATTTTTCGTCAACACAGTCGAGGCACGCGCCACCATGTTTGTAACTTCGAAGGTATTCTCTAAATTGCCGTCCCAATCCGTTTTTGAAATCTGGCATTCCCCGGATTCACAGCAGCAGCTCGACCACATTGTCATAGAATGATAACCCCGCGTTGAGGACCCGAACCAGCCGCTCGATAGATCACCCGCGCCCCGCAATTGGCTTGGACCAAATTCGCTAAGCCGCCGCCTGAATCAGGCCCGGCGAACTGAATCGGCTGATCCGGCGACAAATCAATCCAGCAATGACACAGGCCAGACACTCGGACCCAACCCAATGCATTTTTTGCGATCGGTTCCAACGTCAGGCCCCATTTGTAGCCCATAGTTGTTTGAGGCGCGGACACACCGTCGAAGGCAAAGGTTTCCAGATATCCCTTAATTTCGACCGACGGATCAATCAACGGATCGCCCAGGCCAATCACACCAAACAACGGCAAATCCACACCAAGCAAATTCCTGACACGACAGACCGTTGCATCTTCCCCGCCGACAATTGCCCCGCCGTTTGTCAGCCGCGGTTTCCGTCGCAGCAGATCGTAGGTTTCATTGTAGAACTGCGCCGAGATCGCAAAATCTTGACCAGGTATGACATGCCCAGGCATGAGGAGTACTCCTATTAAAACGGATCCGGCAACCGCAGCGAATCGTAATCGGTGAACTGATAAATCCGTTCGACAAACACCCGATACGGTATCGGTCGCAGGTTATTGGCTTCCACCTCGGACGTATACTGGACCCACAGATAATCGTGACCTAATTTGGAAATCCCGCCAATGTCCCCTACGTTCAAACTGATTGCATTTGGCAATGGCAAAAATTTGAACTGGCACTCGAAATCGTCGGCACTCATTCGAGTTTGCAAGTTCCCGCCGATAAACATGACTTCCCCGCGCTCGAACCCCCGAAAACTCGCCGCGTTCATCGTCGCCACGGCATTATAAACGAGCGCAAAATAAGCGCGATTGACCCGGTTTTTCGGCAGATAATGAGTTTCCGTCCACGAACATTGTGCAATCATCTTTTCCACGCCGTCGACCGATCCGTCAGCCTTTCCCCCAATCACCCCATGATTGTTTGGCGCTGAGGGACCGGCCGTAGTCCACATTCCGACCGTTCCGAGGCTTTGGGTGACCCGCGACATGGACGTACCAATTTCCATTGCGAACGTCGCGTCCGCCCCCTCTGATTGTTTTGCTGCCGGACCGTAGGAAACCGAACAATCCCAATGCGTAGGACAATCCGTCGAATCAACCCGCGCACCAATGCGCTTGAAATAGGTCACCACTGGCGGAGTTTGCGCAATCAACGCCTGCAACGCCTCGTCCTCGCTGAACGTCCCATCCACCCAATATTTCAGCGTCAAAACGTTGCTATCGCCCAACGATTTTGACACCGGCGAAAACTGTTGCGTGACGGTAACCATGATTCAAACCTTGTCAACAAAACTCGATCGACCTAAAACCCGCCCCCGGCAAACACGCCGTTCTGTTTTTTGACCGCCGCCATCGCCTTCAGATAAATCAACGCCGCCTTCGTGTTTTCGGCCACTTGATCCATACTCGAACCGACCGCCATACCCTGTACAGCCGCCGCGTTGAATGTCCCCGTTATGGCATGTTCGCGAATTTTCCCGGCATCGGTTTCCGCCCCTTTACCCGGCTTCTCTGGCGCAGTCATCACCGCCGCAAACGGATCAGCTTTGTTTTCACGGGCGGTTTTGACCAGTCCGGCCAACTGTTCTTTCAGTCGATCAATTTCCGCTTCGTCCGATTCCGGCAACGACGCCAAGTCCTGTTGCAGCTTGGCCACCCGAGCCACCATCGACCGTTCGCGATTCGCCGCAATTTTTTGCACGTCCCGGTTCGCATCTTCGTCAACGTTTTTATGATCCTCAGTCGTATCCCGACCTTCAATAAAGCCCAACACGTCAACGATGCCATGCGAAATAAACTGTTGAGTTCGCCGCCAAGCAGAGGAGAACCCAGCCAACACAACGTCCCACGCGTCCCCGATCGCCGCAAACGCCTGCAACGCGAATTTTGAAAACGCAGACCACGAACCGCCCATTTCTCGGATCGCAGTAAACAACCCGAGCTTCAAACCGGTCCAAGCAATCTGACCGGCCAATGCCAAATCCCCCGCCGACACCGCATCAACAATCCCGCCCCACGATTGACCAAAAATTTCTGTCAACGCCGAAAACCGACCGGCCAGCCAGGTGACCGCCGCGTTCCCCGAATCGGACCACCACAACCACAGCGCCACGCCCCCGGCCAACGCCGCCGCAATCAATCCGATTGGCGACAGAATCAACCCCACCGCCGGCGCCAGCATCGCCGCGTAACGCAAAAACAATGCGACGCCCGCCGACACTTTAAAAATCGGCATAGCGATCGCAAACACGCTACCCACCAATTCACGGTTTTTCGCGATCCAGCGCGCCAACCCGGCCACCAACTGAGTCGTCGCCGTGAGCGACTGAGTAATCACCGGAGCCACCGCCGCCCCAATTTGAGCCCATGCCATTTCCGCCGCCTGAAAAAGCCCTTCCATCGCGGTTTTCAGCGCCGCCGCCTTTTGAACGTCCGCTTGCGAAACCATCGCGTTTCCCCGCTTGTTCAGCCCTTCAGCACCTTCGGCAAACGACTTGGAATTCATGATACGAGCCCCAACCGTCCGCATATCAAACCCGGCCGCGACTGAACCCATTCCGACAATCCCTGCCGCAATCCCCGAAACCACCGCCGCCTTGCCCGAAAGCATTCGGAAAAACGACCCGGCCGCCCCGGTCGCAGAACGCAACCCATCGGCCATCAGGGACAGAGCCCCGCGAGCCTTCACGGCCTCGCCCCCCACCTCCTGCAGTTTCGCCGGAATTACCCCCATCGATCGAGCAATCCCCCGACCAACATTCATGACCGCCGAACCGGCGCCCAACGTCGCCGTGTTGAGCAGGCCGGCAAATCCCGACAAGCCCGAAGTGACACCCCGCCGCGCCGCAATGCGTAACCGCGTTTCAACCCCCGATTGAAACGACTTTGAAAACGCGGCCGCCACCGTTGCGCCATCGGCCACCGAACGCGCCTCTGTATAAAAAGAATGAGCCTGTTTGTCGCCAGTCAAAAACGACGCGTATTGACCCCGCCGAGCCCCCTTTTGTGCGGACGCAGCAAGTTGACTGGCCACCGAACCTTGATCCCGCATTTGAGCGGAGACGCCTTTCATCTCCGTCACCAGGCGACCAACCACAACGCGCACCGCCGACACCGCCCCGCCCGCGATTGCATCCACCCCCGACATGATTTTCGGGAACCGTTCGGACAACTCCCCATGGATCGAGCTTGCCGCCCGACCCGCTTCGGCCTTCAAAGCCCCAATTGTATCGCCAAAGGCCGATTTTTTTGGAACCGCCACCGCCGACATCTTGACCGCGGCCCCGTTCGCATTATTCGCCGCGTCAGCAATCGCCTGAATGTTCGCCGCTACCGTCGCAAATTTGGCCCCCAATGGAGCCAACTGAGCCGTCAACACCGACACCAGGCCCAGCACGCCCCGAAAAACAATATTCCCCCGGCCCACACCGGCAGACAAAAAATCCCACGCACGCGACCCAACCGACTGCAACGACTGCAACGCCGCGACAATCTGCAGCGTCCCCGCCGCCGCCACCACCGAAGACCCGCCAAACCCCAGCGCCGCGATTCCCGCCGAACCCAACGCCACCGTCGCCGACGCCGCCACGGCCGCCGTCGATCCCACGGCCATAATCGCCGCGCCAAACGTCGAGGCCACCGCCCGACCAGATCCGGCAATGCGAGATCCCCAGCCAGTGACCTTTTGTTCCGATTTGTCCAACGTCTCGTTCAGCGTCGAGTCGTCGCCGTACAACTCGACATAAGCGCGACCGGCGCGAATTCCCCCAGCGTCACCCATGGCACCCCCCTATCGTTGACCCCGCCGTAACTCCGCGTTAAACGCCGCAATTTCAGCCCGCTTGATTTCCACCGGATCGCCGCGCGGTACTTGAGGTTTTTCCCGATACGCTTCCGGCATCCACGCGGCCGCGTCAAATTCCAAATCGATCGTCGCACACCGAGCCAACGCCGCCAGCAAATGCGCCGTCTGGACCCATTGCACCTGCAGCCGCGCCCGCACCATCACATCAAGACGACGCAGCGTAAACGGCCCCGGATCCATGCCCAGGATTCCGGCAAACTCGTCAATCAAGTCCCAGTTGGAAGTTCCCTCGTCATCGGTTTGAGATGATCGAGAATTTTTGCTGTCTCCAGATCCATTTCCGCCGTCACGTTCGCCGTGATCGCCAGGTGGATTTCCCCCATTTTTTCCATCGACCGCGTTCGAATCGTTTCGTTGAGTTTTAAAATTCCCTGAATTGCTTCCGCCACTTCGGCTTGACCGAGCTCGAGGAAAAAATCAGTCAACTCTCCCCAAAACGCTTCGGTCGCCAGCCGCATGACCCCAGGCGACAACCGACGGCCAAATTCCTCGTCAGTAACCATCGCCTCAGCCGCTTGCGTCGACACCGCAGCAAACAAAATGTCACACCGCAACATGACATCCGAAGCGATCCGTTCCGACAACGTGGTTTTGTCAGCGTTCAACGCAAGAGGCGCCGTCAAATCATGACCGGTCAGCGCTTTGATACGCCGCATACTATCGACCGTCAGATTAATCACCCAGGTAAAACCCTTTGAATCGTCAAAACTTTTCACGTTTCGCCCTTCCATGAACCATCGTCAAAGAATTATTTCGTCCGAAATATTGCCCCCTATTAGGAGTCACCCTAACAGGGGACACAACCAAAAAACCTAATACGGAATGACGGTTTCCGGAACGGTTTCCACCAAATCAGAATTCACCGCAGGCACCGAAGGACGAAAAACAAACCCATGCCGCATCGCCCCAACCAACCAATCGGCCGGAACGTCCGCCTCGTTGACAATCGAACCCTTTGGAAACTTGACCCCGTTAATATGGCATTCGTCCACAAACTGAATTTGACCGCTCATCCCGCACTCCCAAGTTTTTGAACCCACCCTAAAAAAAACGGGACCGGCAGCCGCCAGCCCCGCCAAAAAATACGCTATACATGCCCGAAGCCAAATCGTCAAAACCCACCGGCTTAGGTAATCGTCGCGTCGCGCAACGCCAGCGATTGCTTAAACTCAAAATCGACGGTTATCACCCCGTCCATCCCCTGTTTTTCGTCGGACATGGCCACGATCCAATCGGCATCCCACCCCACGCCCGAAGTTTTGTCGAGAAATTTCAGCGCTATGGCCGTTCGGCCAACACAGGCAGCGGCCAACAAAACATAAGAAGCGTTCGTTGAATCCTTCACGATTTTTGCACTGGCAGACAACGATTGTTTGCCATATCCGCTATCAGCCCGAGGCCCGCCACGAGTCGCCCAGGTGACCGTGTCGTTATCGATTTTCAGACCAACCTCTTGTTCGTCATTTATTGCCACCGTCGGAGTCGTACCCGCAGCGCCCACAAACATTTTCCCGTTAATACCGACCAGCTTCGCCGAAGTAGGCATTCTCAATCCTCCAAAAATGACCCGATTCCCACACCCTAATTCAAAACAAACTCACATTAACTCAGCGTTCGCCGCCGCGCAAACACTGGCAAAATTGCGTTGAAAAAATCGCGATACGTCCCCAAGCAATAAATGACCAACGCCAATTGTTGACCATCCGTCAACGGCAACGAACCATCCTTGCTGACCAAGTACGAACCCGCACCGACCGACACCATCGGCAGCGCCGACGCATTCGCGATGCACTGGTAAACCTCGCCACCGCCGGTATAGGCACCATCCCCCGCCGATCCGGAACCCAAGTTAAACGTCGTCGACGATAGTACGGTTATCGCAAACGTCCCCTTTGCGGCCCCGTTTCCCCCCACGTTGACGATTGTGACAATGTCCCCAGTCGATCGACCATGAGGCCCCGCCGTCGTAATCACGATCGGAGACGCATTCGTCGCCCCAACAATTGCCACCGGCACCGCAGCGCACAACGACACAAACGCCGTCACGTCATTTTCCACCGCTCCGGTATATTCATCGTGGAACGAATCAAGCAACACATCGTTTGCGTTGCCAATTAGCCAATCGGTAACAGGCATTTGGAAAACCTATCGTTTTGAAAACGTATACAAAATCAAACTTTTGGCAAACGTTTCGTTCGTGGTTGATACTTGGCAAACGACCGGACTTTGACCATATATTTCGGCTTCACGCTCACGGCCGCCGTCTTCGCCCCCGTTCGCACCGGCAAACCGAGAGACTGATTCGGAAACTGACCGCACGCTTGGCAACCGCTAATCACAATTCACACCCTTACCAAGTGAAAGTTATCTGAGCAATTCCACCCGACCCGCCCGCAAAATTCTTCCCCCCTCCACCACCACCACCACCCGGCCCGGTCGCATTGTTCGCCGCCGCAGTACTCGACGCGCCCCCACCGGATCCCGCGCCAGAATTGCCACCGGCCGCCCCGTCATTTCCGGAATGCACCCCACCGTTCGCGCCGCTTGTGTTCGTGTCGCCACCGGAGGCGACCCCGCCCGACACCGCCGACGCCGAGCCGTTCGAAAAGCCACCAGTTCCGCCGCTGGCTTGATACGCACCGCCCCCAACATTCACCGAAGCACCCGAGGCCCCTTGACCCGATCCACCTACCGTATCCCCTGCAGCCACTCCGCCAGTCACAAACCAAGGGATTGTTTGCGCTGCCGTAACGCTCAATGTTTTCGAGAAATACCCGCCGCCGCTTCCGCCGTTTCCGCCTTGATCCAAGGCAAAAGGTCCCCCTGAGTCACCAGCCCCACCACCGCCGCCGCCGCCCCATCCCTCGATCGTTAGCGACGTGACACCAGACGGCACCGTGAACGAACCCGACCCCGAGGTAAACGACGTCGACCCCGGCGAATAACCGCCGCCGGTACCCGAAGCAAAAAATGTAGCGGGAAAAGTAAACATCAGGAAAACGCCTTTTGAATCACCCCGTAAAGATTGGTCCCATCGCAAACGAACGTCAAAACATCCAGCGAATTCGCCGCCGTCGACAACACCGGAGCCGTGCCGCCAACCCACTTGAACACCGCGTTATACGCCAGCGTCCGCGACCCGGTCGCATCCTGTTTGACCCGCAAAATATAGGTCCCACCGTCGACCAGATTGGACGGCGCCGCCAGCGTCCGATTCCCTGCCAAAGTCACTTTTGCCACTTGCGCCAACGACAGGTCCCACGCAATTGACGCCCCATCAGTCAGCGCCACCGCCCCAAAATTCTGTTGACGCGTAAACAACGTCACCGTCCCCGGCGCGCAGTAATCCGCTCCCGCCGTTGCAGTCGTCACCGTCCCAGTTCCATTGGCTTTCAAAATCCCATTGTTGGCCCCAGCTCCACCACGAGCCGCCGCCAACACACCGGCGGTAATGTTGCCCGCGTTCGTCGCGTCAGTTGTCGCCGACGCAGCAAACGAAACCCCGTTGGTTTTCGTAATCGTCAAATTGCCGACGGAGTCGACTACCCCATCACCGGCAAACGTCAGCCCCAGCGCCAGCGAACCGGCCGTCGTAATTGGCCCCCCGGTCACAGTGATCCCACTCATTCCGGACGCATTCACCAACGTAACCGACCCCAACCCCGTAGTTCCATCCGTTCCTCGAGGAATCCCCAACGACAACGTTTGAGTCGGCGCCGTCCCGGATATCGTCGCCGTCGCCGCCGCCCCCGCCGACAACGTCGTCACCGATCCAATCGACAGCGTGTTCGCCGGACCGGTCGCACCCGTCGGCCCCTGAGGAGAGACAAACGTCAGGGAATTCGTCCCGCACACATCGGCACCAGGTGAAGAAGTGCAAACAAACACTTGACCCGTCAGCGTCGACCCGAGCAACACAGGGACACTCGCCCCCGCCACGGTATCGCCGGCTGAAAAATCGAGAGCCCGCCCAGGTGACCCCGTTGCCGCCACAACATAAATCCCGTTTTGCGTCGCCGTTGTTTGCCCGGCCAACAACACCCGGTCCCCAGTAGCCAACGTCACGCCATCCATGACGTACCCGGCCACGAGAGACGACAACGACACATTGGTTTTCAACGCCGCCCGAACCGCTGGCTTCATGGCCGCCATCGCCAAACACGCGTAAGAAGGCAACGTCAGCATCACCAGTTTACTGCCGGACGTCCACGAAACCGCCGCGTCCGAATTCGTCGAACTGATTGTTTTCAAACGCGTAATCGTATCCGGCGAGCCATAGGCCAACGTTGCCAAAAACTCTTCAGACTCGTTTTTTCCCGGATTGACAACCACCACCGACACCACCGAGCCATCCGCCAGGCGATCGCGAAACCGCTGAAAACCGACATCAGCACCAAGCAGCGACAACGCCCCCGACCCAATGGAACTTGTTTTTTCAATAACTCGCCAAGCCTGTTTTGCCATTATCGCAATCCGATAAAACGAAAAACCACCAAAAATCAAAGCCCGTTTCCGTCAAGAGCCCCGGCCCACAGCATCGGCACGCCAGGCATCTCCGCCTCGAAACTCGGAGACATAAACGGCCGCGCCTCGATCCATACATTTCGCCCGTTGGGCATCCGCACCCAGCCGCCATGTTCCAGAACTTCCGGCGCGTTAGAATTTGTCCCGTTGAGCTTCGCCGGACCAATCACCACCGAGCCCTTATCAGCGTCATACGAAAAATACAAATGTTGCTTGAGCAGCCCCAAAATCACCCGAGGAGGATCCCCCGGCTTACTACTCGCCATCGGACGACGAGGCGTAGGACCATGCACCCGCAGCGCGTATCGTTTTTTTTCCTCATACACAATGATTTCCGCCGAGGACATTTCCGCACGCGATTTCATCCGCGCCGGCCGCATCAACGATCGAGCCCGCGTCCGTACAAACGCCCCGAATTTCGACAACACTTTGCGTTTCGCCAACGACACCGCACCGGTCACAGCGCGACGATTAAAAAACGCCCCGCGAGCCATCCGGATATCGATTTCAAACGCCGCGTTTCCCAAAATCACACCCTCGACCGTTGACCCGCAAACGTCATATCCCACAGCGCGAAAAACGTCCCGTCTGATTTAATCCGTTCAGCATCGCCCCAGAACAACACTTCGTTTTTCATCCACGTCGCCAGCCCATTAGACAACCCGTAGTCAAAAAAATAATCGGCCATCAGTTGAGCCATCAACAAACACGAGTCGACCGCCTCATTCGATTTGTCCCGCAACCGGACACACAGCCCCACTTCTATCGAGTAATCCACCTCGATCGAATTTCGCGATACTCGAGCACTCGATTCCGTGTTCGGCGAAACAAAAATTTCGTTAACCCCGAAATCTTGTTTGCCAGGCAAAAATATCGGGACCTTCCCCCGCCGGCCCCGAATTGCCTGAGGCAATCGGCCCAAATTGAAAGCCGCCAGGTAATCCAGCAGCACCCCGTCAGCAATCGCAACGAGAAACGCGTCCGCCATCGTCAGCCCTCATAAATCCGCGTTGACCGCATCCACTCGCCGACAATGGACTCGCAATTCGGACCATTCCGAATTGGCCCGCTGAAAACACTTTTGGGAACCGCTGGGAATCCGCGCTTCGAACCGCACCGACTTCCCCTCGATTATCACGGTAATAATGTCCCCCGTCTCCGGATCAGTCGCCGGACCCGTCGGCGAGTACTCCGCCGCCAAAATCAAAATTTCTTGAGTTTCGGCTTCGAACCGCACCGTCCCCGGAGAATCGGCAATTGACTCGACACCACCCAATACAGCAGTGACACCCCCGCAGGAATCTTGACCGCGCGTAATCGTCGCTTGCGACCCCTGAGAGGACCGCAGCCGACTACGCACGATATAAGCCGCGTTCCGTCGTATCACGTCAGAGCCCCCACAACTTGACTTGAATTCTTCCGTTCCCACGCTTCCGTACAACGCCGAACCGCAATTTCAAAATAGGTCGAATCTTTTTCAATGCCGATGAACTGGCGACCCGATTCAATGCACGCTACCCCCGTAGTTCCCGAGCCCATAAACGGATCCAACACCGTTTCCCCCACGTCCGCAATTGCCACTAAGTGAGACATTGTCTCGACCGGTTTCTGCGTACTATGTTCCCGCGCGATTCCGGTAGGAGCCGAACAACGAACTAAACCTTTCAGATATCGTGACTTCGAATTCGTTAAAAACTTCCGAGGGCCCCGCGTTCCCCACACAGCGTATTCACACCGACAATTGAACCGATTCGGCATCGGCCGCGCGTTGACCTTGTCCCAGACAACAATCCCACGCCAAACAAACCCGCCCGACTGAATCGCATCCGTTGTAGTCGGCAATTGCCGCCAGTCGGAAAACAACGCCACAGCGCCCCCTGGCCGAACCACCGTTTCGCACATCATCAGCCAAACCGAACACCACGCAAAAAAACCGCGTTGATCACGATTGTCGCCGGAAAACAACGGTTTTTCGTTCAAGACTTTTGTTGTCTGGTATTTCGTCCGCGTTTGTTGTGTACGGTCGCTTCGCACCATGCCGCCCGAACTGTAAGGAGGATCCGTAATCAACGCGTCGACGCTATCCGCATCAAGACACGAAATAACCCCCAGCGAATCGCCCAAAATCAATCGGCAAGGCCCCACCGTCACTTCTCGCACAATCGCAGACATTCCCAATCCTTCCCGAACCAATCGATTCACAAACCGCAACAATCCAGCCACAAACCGAACCAATCGATTCACAAACCGCAACAATCCAGCCACAAACCGACCCAATCGATTCACAAACCGCAACAATCCAGCCACAAACCGACCCAATCGATTCACAAACCGCAATAATCACTCCGCCGCTTTGTTGATCCGATTGCACAACTCATCAGGAGTCACACCGCCAAAAAACCGACTGACTTCCCGCCCATTCCGCCGGATGACCGTACACGGCAACGCATCGATCGGAGGGACAACCCCCTTGCGTACTGCCTCGTTTTTCTCAATGATCACATGAGCCCCCGCCGCGTTTGCCTCAGTCGAGTCAGCCACCAGCCAACCGTCTGGAGGCAATTTCGCTTTGACGTTTTTCAAATATTGGACACACGGCCCGCACCAATCCGCAGAATAAATCGTCGCTTGCACCACCGGCACCGCACCCGCACCAATTACCGTCACTTGCACCGGAGGCATCGCGGACACCACCGGCGATTGTGGCCGACCGTTGAGCCCCAGCAGCCCCAGCACCGTCAGCAACACCGACGCAATAATCAGGTCGCCCATTGTCCGATTAGCCGTCTGAACCACGCTCATATCGCCCCCCGTTCACCGACCGACAAACAACCGCAGGACCGACAAACCGAACCACGCAAATCCCAGCAACACCAGCGCCGCCACCAGGCCAACCCCAACATAGACCAGCTTTGGCACCATCCCGACAAACGACCACCAGGCGAACACCGGACCAAACAACGTTCCGAAAAACGAGCCTATCGGCCCCGGCCGTTTTGCCCGCTCGCTTGCCCGTTGTTTTCGTTCAGCGCGCCGAGCCTCGAGCTTTTTCAGATGTTCCGTTCGTCGCTCTGCCCCGGCATCAATTGGGACAACTGTATCCCCGTTGGTTTCGATATCGTTTGTGGTTTCGGGTTCTTCAGCAAATCGAGGGTTTCGCGGACGTCGGCGATTTTTTGAGCCAATAACGTTTTGAGTTTGCAACCGATCCAACCAAGAACAATCCCCCCACACGCAAACGCCAGGCCCACCAGAGGAGACAGCGGACCCGGCTTCAGCGGGTTTGATTGATCGACCTCCACACGATCCGACCCCGACGGAGCCACCACACCAGGAAACGACACCACGGCCCCCGGCGCAGGCACCAACGCCGGATGTTCAGCTTGGTAAACACGCCACAACAGCCGCACCATATCCGCCGACGTTTCACGCGATTTCACGACCCCATAAACAAAGTCAGCAGGAGCCCCCGGACAGGCCGCTTCAACTTGCTCAATCGAGAGCGCAGGCACCACGGCCGGCGGAAACTCAAACGGCACCGCAGGAGCCGACGGAGACAATGGAGCCAATGGAGCCTGAGGCGCAGGCCGCACATTGAACGGAGGAGGAACCCCAATCACATCCGACCGCACACCCGCCAGGCGACTATCAGCCCCTTCCAAACTTTGAACGTAGGCTATCACCGCGTCGCGAAATTTGACCGATAATTCCCGCCCCGAGCACACCCCCGGCAACAGTTTGACAATTGTTTTCGCGTCGCCAAATTTTCCGCACCGCGGAGGCTGTAGCACTACCAACGGAAGACCCGACCGAGCAATCGCCGGACGCAACCCCGCCAGCCAATCCGCCTGAGTCACATCGTCGACGTTTCGCACTTGATAATGAGTCGTCGACCGCTGGCTATCCCCCGCATCGACCCACGCCCGGATATCCGGATCAGACGCCAACATCGACCGCATCTTTTCAGACTCGACCGACCCGGACTTGATGATCAACGTAACAAACCATTTTTCGTCATCGTTTTCCGGAGGCGCAAACGCCGCCGCCATAATCCCGCCGCGACGTTGACCCGTCATTTCGACGTGAGCCCCGCGCCGTTGTATTTCCCAGGCAGCCACTTCCGGCACGTCGGAGTTTTGCGCGAAGGCCTTCACACCGACCACGCATTCGCAACACGACACACACACCGCAAAAATCAGCAAACGCCATCGCATGACAACCCCCCAATCGCAACAAACAACACTGTCACCAGGTAGGACATACCACCCGGAAATTATTTCCACCAGCGCCGTAATTCCGGCGCGGGACTCGAAGGCCGTTCGAGAATCACCACCCAAGGCCCCGAGCGTTGATGAAGATCGCGGAAAGCCCCCTCGGAATATCGGTCGATCCGATCCGTCGAATTGTTGTTGCACACGAGCCATTCGCGCGAGCCCGGATCGTAGCCGTACAAAGTCTGGAAGTGAGCTTCCCCGGCACCGATCGCCGCAAACCGACCCGTGCGCGCAGCCCATTCCAGCCAAGGCCAAGTATCTTCCACAGTAGCACCGGTCACCGACCAACACCGGATTCCCCGTTGCCGACAATACGATTCCACTCGCGACGGCCACGAACCACCCCGCACAGCGGGACCGTATTCGGTATCCCAGAGCAGACACGCCGCGTTGAGATCGTTGCAATGAGCCCCCGCCATTCCGATCGAACACTGGACGCACGATCCATCCGGATTCGTGTAAAGGCCGCGCGTGGAGGCCTGCAGATCCATCGTTTGCACTGGCAACCGTACATCCTGAGCAGACGCAGCCGAACACAACCCCAGCACAAAAAACAACGCTACCGGTATCCCAGGAAATTTCACCACGTCCGGACGTTCTTCAGGCGGACGTGCTTCAGGCGGATCGCCGGCCGCCTGAGCGTTCTGCCGCAGCAGCTCCTCCAAATGCGAATTGATGTTTGTCGTCGCAAATTGACGTAACGACGTCGCCACCGCCAAAAGCGCCACCGCTATCGCCTGCCCCTGAGCCGAGGGAAACGCCCCCAAACCCGTTGCCACACACACCAACACAGCCGCAGCCAAGGCCGCATGGACCTTGAAACCCTTGTAAATCGCGAGCAAAGTTTCCATCGTCACCCCCAAATTAAATGACCACCCGAGACAACACCGTCAACACGCCCCGCCCCTCGTTCGGACTCAACACATGACCGGAGGCCAAATTAATTTTGACCGCAAACATTCCGTTTTCCCCCGCCATCAGCGTCGACGTGATCGCCGCCGTCGGTTGAAACCGCACCGTCCGCGTTGAGCCAGTCGCCACCACCACCGACCCGGCCACCGACACTTTGCCACCCGAAGCCAGCCGCAACCAGACGCCAGCCCCCGTTAAATCCGGAAGGCTTGTCCCGTCCAAATCGATATCAATTTGCCGACCGTCGGACAACAAATAATCGTCGCCACACACCAACGTAATCGACAACTGGCCCCCATCGCTGAACACTGGCCCGCGTCGCGTCAACACAACACCCGTAAGCGAAGTGCGCAACGCCAACAACGCCCCATCCGTGAACCCGGTAACCGATCCCCCGCCGCCGCCACCACCGCCGCCCGATCCAATCGCCGTAATGACCGCGTTCTTATTGCTTGTCGCGTTCGCCTCAGTCGCCAACACCGACAACGCCGAGGCCTGCGCCGGAGTACCAATGGCCGACAACAACGCCGTTTGATTAGTCGACACCGCCGAGGCCTGCGCGGGAGATCCAATTGCCGTAATGACCGCGTTCTTATTGCTTGTCGCGTTCGCCTCAGTCGCCAACACCGACAACGACGAGGCCTGCGCGGGAGATCCGATTGCCGTAATCACCGCGTTCTTATTACTTGTCGCGTTCGCCTCAGTTGCCAGATCCGACGGCAGCCAAGCCCCGTAAATGATCGCGTACACACTGGTAGTATCGGGAGTCACCGTCCACGCATTATCCACCGTCAAGGTTTTTGTTGAGTCTACATACGCGAAAACGTTCCGCGTTTGCCCCGCACCGGTACCCGAGACAATCGCAATCAACGACCGCACGGCCAGACCGTCCGCACCCAACGCCGTTTGCAAGACAATCGTTGTTGAAGTACTTCCGGTTAGCGCCTTACCCGTTGCCACAAATCCAACGTCTAGTTTGCAATGCCAAACCACCCCTTTATCTGCAATCGTCGAGACCGTAGCCGCCACCGACAGATTTAAAACGTCGCCCGGCAAATACGTCGCCGGAATTGTGAAGACCGACTTGTATCGGCCCGTATCCAAATTGGTCACGACCGGAGTTACCGCGCCGTCATCAGTCCCGTTTCGGTTCAGCGTCGCCGTAGGAGTCGAATCGGCATTCGTCCCAACACCGGTTGAAAAGACCCGTGTTGTAAAAACAACGGTGACAGAATCCCCAGGTTTATAGCCAGGCATCAGCAGCGCCCCCCGGAAGAATGAATGATCGAGGAACCCAACACCGAACCGCCACCGCCGCCGCCCGTTTGCGCACTTGGTCGCACCAACGCCGCAATGTTGTAGAGCGCTTCAGCGTCTTCCGTCCAAGTATCCGACCCGGCACTCGTTTTGTAGACCCGCCTGCAATTCCCTTGCAGCGGAAACAACTTCCGCAGATCGGAATCAATACTACTATTCGACGTCAAAATTCGCGGAGCCACCGAAGCCGCACCACGTTGGACAATCAAGTAATAGAGCGTTCCGGCCAGCATCGTAAAAGGTGATAAATGAACGACGCGTTGATCCGTTTGAAATAGGTTCGAGCCGTTGAACGGACCCCAGGTCGCATCGGGTGACCCACTCGGAAGCACGGTTGATCGGTACAATTTGACTGTCGCGTTGTTCCAGATTGATGCCGACGTTTGAGTCGCCACCCCCAGCAAATCGGTATCGGATTCAAATTGCAGCGTCAGCCCGATTGGCAACGTATCACTGGTAGTCGTCGCGATGGACGTTAACGGCAAACCACCATACATCACCCCGCCCACGCGACAAATCACGAGCGGAGGAGGGCCAACCGCGGTACCCGTCGCCGAACTGGCCCAGCCTACGGTCGACGTGTTTTGCAACCCTTCCGAATACGAAATCGAGCCAAACGCAATGTTTAGGGTAACGAAATTCGCCCCCCCATCACTGTCCGAGACAACGATATAATAGGGAGTGTAAGCGGACAAAACTTGAACAGTGGACAGCGTCAATTTGTACCAACCGACCTGCCCCGCCGTGAGTGTCAAACTTTGCGAGTAAATCTGAGCCCCCGGCAGCCGCCCCGTACTACTGCCATTGTGTAAAGCAATCTGAATCGACCCGTCCGTATTGCCCCAAGTACCCGTAAACGACGCAACATTCACCCACACCGCCGACAACGTTCGGTCGCTTGTATCATCCACAATCAACGGAGTCGCCACCGCCCGACCGGCATTTGATGCACTGCCCGGCGCGACCCACGAAAACGCCGAACTCAGAGCAAACGTTGTGGCGGACGCCGCCACCGTACTCTGCCCGACATGCCACATCGTCCCGTCGATGTCGCTGCAGCGAGACAACAGCGCAGCAGGCATCATCGGCTCCCATCAATGTTAACCGCACCCACCATACCCGCATGCAGCAACCGGACCGAATCGGTATTCCAAACCGCCGTAATCGAGGCAAACGCCGCCAGCAAATCTTCCAATTGCGTTTTGGACGCGTCGCCAACCCCCGGTAATCCGCATTCTGTAGGGATTGACGCGTCAGCATCAAGCAACCCCAGCACCGGCCCCGAGATCGCGGCCGCGTCCAACGCCACAATCCGCATCGCCGCAATTGTGGCGCGACTGGACAACAACGCCCGCCGCATCAATTTGTCAAAATTGATGAGTGACGCCTGTTGAGCCGACGTAAGTTCCGAAAATTTCATCACCACCCCCAAAAAACGTAGCAACAAAATCACCCCGGACCGATCGGCACCGCCGACGGCCCAATCATCCGTCAACCCACCCCAATTAACTTGGCACGCGCGGAGACGTCCACCACGTCAAACCATCAGCAGCCGCGTAAAACGTTGCCGCCGAATTGGCCGCCATCGAAAGCGCGGTATTGATCGCCGCCACGTTGATATACCCACCAGTCGCCGGCCAGACTTTTAACGCCGAGGCCGAACTGTTGCTAACAATGATCGGCTCGAAACTGGCCGACGCGGCAGGCAGTCTGACCCCCTTCGTTCCATCGGCACCGGTCACCACATTGAGGCCAATTTGCAATTGGGCTCCGTCAGCTTGCACCGATCCCGCAGCAGTCACTGCATAGGCAACGGACCCAATCGAGGCCGTCGGCGCGTGTTCGACGGAAATCAAATCCCCCGCCGTCGTCGACGCCGTCACGGTAACCCCGAACGATTTGTTCCCGGCTTCAACCAGTGTCACTTGTTTGGCTGTATTGTCCCACCAGACCCGCACACCCGCCCCAATCGCCCCGGCAGCCGCCACCAGGTACACCCCGCCGCGCCGCGAAATCCCGATTCGCCGCCCAGGCAAAGCCGCATTGAACACAAACTGAGGCAGCACGCAAATATGAGGCACGTTCCCAATCACAATCACTTGGCCATTGGCAATGTCGGCCGTCGGAGTGTAATCAACGTAATCAACATCGCCCTTCTGAAACACGGTATCCGGCATTTTTTCAACCCTTAAAAACAAACGTTGTTCGAATAAAACTAAAACAGCCAGGCGAGGCCAACCGGCCCCGCGTGGCAATGTCAACAATGATTACGCATTGTTCGGGTTGCAGCACAGGGCCAATTTCGTGTCGCCATAACCGACCCCGAAATGCATGGACGTCGCCAACTCGAATCCAATCATTTCCGTTTGATTGTCCATCGCGGACACTGCAGGAGTCTGTTGACCGTCCAGAAATCCGACGTTGATTGCAGCCGCGTTGCCGCTCGTTCCGAACAACATCCACAGCCCCGGATCTTGATGAGGTATGGTGGAACCGTCATTGCTTTTGAGCAATGCGTTCGAGAGGTACGGAGAGGGATTCGGAATATATTTGTTCACGAACGGATTGTCCGTTGCTTTCCCTTGTCCCGACCCGGTCGCAGTCGTTTCGTTGACTTTGGACGAAGTATACAACGAACCGGCAACCGGCTTTAGTTGCGGAGTGACGAGCAACGTGGTGAACTCGACCCCAAGAGGAGTCCCGTTCGGTCTCACCTGATTCATGATCGCCGCTTCGGCATTGGTCAGACCGAGCAAACTCATCGCATAATTTGCCGAATTGGCCAAATAATTTGCATTCGAGGTATGAAACATCGCCGTGTTATTGATGCCACTCATCAACAGAAAGAAAACAATCTGTTCGATCGTTGCCGCGCCCAACTGGCCCACGGCCCCAATCCGATTCGTGATCGAGGCGAGATCGTCGTTGCGCCAAGTCTGGTAATCGATTTTGAAACGCAGTCCGTAACTTTCAGCCTGCAGACTGTATTTCCGGTCCGAAAATTTCAGTTGATCAAAATCCCCGGTAGGACCCACCTTTTGAAAAGTGTTTGTTGGGTCTAAAGCATACGTCGAATGAACCTTGAAATCGTTCAAAGGCCGCACGGCGCAGAACGTTTTCCACATCGTCACCACTTCTTGGTACATGGACAACAGGACCTTGTCCGCCGCATTTTCCAAAATGGAACTGAGCGAGAATGACGAATAACCCGCCGCTCGCAATTTGTTTCCGGCGGACCGCGTCGCCGTCATGTGAGATTCTTGATTCCGCGAACCCCTGTACCCTTCCCCGGCCTTTCGGATAATCCGGTCAGCACATTCGACCAGGCTAAAGCCCCGCATTTCCTTCGACATCGCCCGATTCATCACGTCATCGGAAAAAAATTTCGCCACGCGATTCGCCGCCATCGACGTATGCAGCAGCAACGCCGCTTCGTACACCTGAGGTGTCAACGAGTCTCCGGAATTGTCGACCGTTTCGCCCGACCGCGATGCCCGACCAGCTCGCAATTGGTTTAGCTCGAACGTGTCAGCGTCCATGCCTTCATTGATCGCTCGTTCGGCCAGATCGTCAGCACCGTTCGCCAGGCGACGAATTTGAGCCACACGAGCCGCTTCCGCCCGAGATGCCTTGACCGCAGCCGCCGCAGCTCGTTCTTCGATCGAGCCATCGGTCGAGGCCCCGTCGCCACCGGCCGCCATGCGAGTTTCCCCGCGCGAAGCCTTGACGTATGTCCCCGAGGCTTTCGCCTTCGAGTGAGCCATCGCGTCCCCTTCCGGAGTTTCCTCTTCGTCGTCTTCAGTCGCGCGACTCGATTCCATTTCCGCGTCATAAATCGCGGTAAATTTCTTCAGTTGAACCCCCGACAAATCCGCCGTCTTCAGGCTGAAAGTCTCGTTCAACCATTTGTCAAATTCCATTTTGACCATCCTCAAAAAAAAGTTTTAACCCAGCCGCAAAAAATATTTCGGCAGAAATCACCTGATCGACTTACCCGTCGACCGACCCGCCGCAATGACAGCAAACGTAGTGTCATCGCCCCCGACCGCCACGAAACTCAGGTCCGTAAGATACGCATTCCGCGCCACACACACCGGACCCTGAAACGTCCGTTGATTGACCCGGACGGATTGCCCCGCCGGAATTTCCTCGATTTGAAAATTGTCAGTCCCGACCGACAATTGCCATCGATGCCCGCCGTCCGACGCCGACAAAATTTTTTGCGACCTCGCTTTACGCGTGTACAGCACACCGGCAACCGGCAACGTGTAATCCGATTTCCGGACTGCCAACATTGTCGTTTGACCAATCACGCCGTCAGTCGTTTCGTCGTGATCGTCCAACACCGGTCTATTTTCGTTGGGAATTGTCAGAGAATCGAGATCGAGCACGATCGCCATCGTCGACGTAACCCCGCCCGCCGTGATGGACGGATACATCACGCCGCCGTTGTACGCGCACCCCGAAAATTCGCGAAACGTCCGTCCCTTGCCAGCACTGGCCCGCAGCCGGACCATTCCATCCATGAACCGCATTTTCGACGGATCCACCTTGACCGCTGGCAGCATCACCGAGCGCCCCGCCGCCAACGCCGACACCAGGCGAGATCGCCCAGGCGAACGGCCGAACGGAACGTAATCGTCTTCCCGACTTTGCTTGGATTGTTGGGAGGGAGGCGCCCAACCCTCCCGCAAGTCCTCATCAGTCAGATTGATTTTTGTCTTTCCGCTCATTCGATCTTTTCTCGCCAAATTACGCAGCATATCCACCGCCGTTTGCGCAACGGCCTTATCGTGCAATTTTGGCCGTTCTTGCTTGCCCTCTTTAATCATGTCCCACACTTTTTGAGAGGCGCCAATATCTTCCTCAATGTTGGAATGAGGATTTTCGGCAATAAAGGTTTTGACAGCATCGTCAAAGCCTTTTCGGTTTGAAAAATCCTTGTACGCGTTTTCTATGCGCTCAATATTTGACGAATTTAGCCCCGTCAACTTGCGCGCTTCGCGTCTCAACCCTTCAGAACGTTCGTAATCTTCCAACGCCAATTGATGAGCATCGCGCATCCTTGCCAGCACTTCATGAATTTTTACCCCGGACCCCTTCGCCGCCGATTTTGCGGATTCATATTGTTCAATCCGCGACTTCGAACCCAGATCCGTAGCCCGCCGCGTTTTGCGTTTGTACGTGTAGTCACGGCCGGTACGCCCTTCCGCCAACGCGTGAGCCGACCGAGCTTGTCTTTCCGTCCGCCGCGACTTATCGCTCAACGAACTGATCGGATCCCCCTTCATGGAAGCGGGACCCTTTTCAATGTCCCCGGCAGAAATGACTTCCACATGCAAATCATTCTTGCCTATCGTGATCCACCCAGCCCGCATCCGCGTCAACGAGGACGCCACCGCAGCCGATCGCAGCAACGAGCGCCGCGCGATGTCGAGAGATCGGACAACCATAGATCAAACCCCCAACCATTTTGGCCACAACCCCGCCCGCTTCTGTTTCCGTCGCCGCGCTTCGAGCTTGTCCAGACGCGGATCTTTTTCGGCCAACGCGCCGAAGAATTTTTGCACCAACAATTTCCGGAATTCCACCAAAGTAATCCCGAGCGATTCGGCCTGTTGTTGTTGCTCAACTTCCCAATCCAGACCTTGCTGAGAAAACATTCGTTGAATCGACGTTTGACCGCTGGACAATTTTATCATGTTGGCGTTTGCCGTTTTCACCGGATCCAAATCTTCCGCCGGATCCCACGCCCACGAGAACGGCCGATAACTCAGATCGACTTCCGGCACCAATGGCGACCCATCAGCGCGCCTTATCAAACGCGCTTCCCGGTACCAGGCCCGGAACACCTTATCAAGAATCACGGTTTCGCAATCAGCTTGTTCAATGCCGATCGAGCGAAAATAAATTTGATGATCCAGCCGACCCGAAGAATAGTTGTAGCCTTGCGAATTTCCTGCGGCGACGTTGAACGGCATGTTGAGGCACCGCGCAATCTCGTTCAATATTTCGGCCTTAAACATGGCATACGTAGTTGTCGGATGTTCAGCCCGCAATTGAGACAGTTTCCAGCCGAACGGCACCGCAGTCAGCATTCCCCGACTGTAAGGCACTTCGTCAAATGGAGAGGCCGCGGACAGATCGCCGTCCGTGTCCCCCGAGGAACTGGCCGTCGATTCCAGAATACCGGCATGATCGGCAGCAGTCTCCGCCGCCGTGATTACCGCCAGAGTAAACCGGCGCAGTTGAGCGTATAGCGGCAGCGCCGGAGTGATTTCCGGTATACCCCGGCGAGCCCCAGGCCGATCCGTTCGGAACCAATGGCACACATCCGCCGCCGCGACTTTTTTGGGAGTCCAATTGTTCAGGGGAAAATCGTCGCCAGGATGACAATCGAGCAGATCATAGGATTCCGGATTGCCCCATTGATCAAAGGCGATTCCGTCGACGTGCGCTTTGTCCGGCACAAAGGCCGGAGTCCAACACTGATCACCTTCCAGCAACTCAAGATCCAACCAGACCGGCGAGCCATGCCCCGGATTGGTAATCATCTTTATGAAGATTTCGCCGTCTCGTTTTTTCGTCAAAACCGCCGTCCGCAGTTTTGACGGCAAATTGATTGACCGAGCCCACGCCATAAACTCACGTTCGATGACTTGGTTATTTTCGGTTTCTTGCAAAGCCATTTGCAAACGCGGACCAGTCCCGACCACATCGTTTGCAACCGTCAACAGCATCCCCGACGCGTAACAATTTGAGCCGACTTCGTAGCGCGCCCGCGTCCGCAGTGTGCGACGCGTTGACCACGAATTCGCCGCCCGGCCACTCAGTTCATCCGCTTGCCGCCAGTGTTCAGAATTTTCAGAAGTCGTTTGCGCCGCATCGTAACGCGCACGCATTTTGGCAACGCGATTCATGGCCGCCTGAGCAACCAGTTGAGATCGGCGAGCTTGCATCGTTGGGCGAGCTCGACCCCACAACCGCGACAGCAAAGGAATAACAAAGGCCATGATTTAACCCTATCCCAAAGCCCCGCCGCGTCGAATCTTTCGGTTCACCAGGCCGAACCCCGGCTTCCGCATCGCCTGATTCCCGGCCAAATGCTGATCCATAGCGATTAGGTCACTGGCTGACCGCTCCGTCGTAGAAGTCCCGTCAACAGTGGCCGACGCAGGTATCGCCGCCAGGTCCGTAATCGTCTGTTCGAGGGGGGTTTTTTCGTTCATGCACAAATTATGACCGAAATTTTGTCAGTGGTGCCCCACTCGATCGACCTATCGCAGCAAAATTTCGAAACCAGTTCCACCTATGGAACTTTTACGAACCGGTCACCTTTTCCGTCGTCGCAAACTTCGCCCCGCAAATCGGAGAGCCACAAATTCGGACCCGCTTTTCCACCCCGTTCCGCCCACGCGTGTAATACACCCGCGAGACCCCGCAATTGCACTTCGGACACCGCACCCCGGCCCGCTGGGAGGATTCAGTTGCCATTCTTTTTCCGCTCCCTCAATTCCTTGAGTTCCGCCGCCGTCAACCGTTTCCGGCCCTTCGAAGAGGCCAGATTTAACCCGCTGTCCCGCAGCTCGATTCCGCCAACCATGTTGGCCAGCACGCAGCAACCGACCAGGCCGTCGAAGTACTCGTTATCCGGTCGATTCGGTTTTAGATCCCAAAAATCGACCGCGATACCCGTTTTGGCATCGGTCAGTCGTTTGGCATATTCGGCAGTCTGATGACTTCCGAACGTCGAATGAACAATCGGATCCAGCCCCCACAAATAAAGCCCGCCCGGCTCGCACGGTCGATACCCCGGATCTCCCTTCGGTCGAGGCGAAGACGTTTTCCACCGATTGACCAAAAATGACTTCCACCAATTGACGTCAATTGTCGTGATCGAACCGCCCCGAATTTTTTTGTCTCGATTCTCGACCCAATTGAGACCACGGCGGAGTTCGTCCTTCCCCTTTTTAGCCGAAGCAAAACTCGTTTGCCCCGGCCGCATCTTCGCCCCCATCGACGGCCGTAAAATCTTGTTCCACTTGGTCGAGGCCTTCACCCAGCTCCTCACTTCGAGGGACGAGTCACCGTCGGCAACGTCCACAAACGCCGCCGCGATCGTATGGCCGCGGCCCTCACAATCGAGCCATTCCCGAGCGAGTACTTCGTCGCAGAGATCGGACAGCCCCGCCCGCCAACGCGCTTCACGAGTTTTCAACGATTTGTATTTTTGCGACAGACTTTGACGCAGTTTTTTTTTGCTCGCATCCAGCGAATGCTGATCCGGCCAAGCCCCGTAATCGACGACAAACCCAGCGAAATCCGCAGTCCAGGCGACCACCACAAACCAGAACGATTCGTCCTGAGTATCGATGAAGCACACGAGCTTTTCAGCGTTCCCCGGAACTTCGCGCCGCGCCAACCCGCTTAATTTGTGGATGATATCCTTCTGAGTCAGCTTCTCTTGATCTTCGTCCGACCGCAGCGGATTTTGTTGACATTCCGAAGCGAACACGTCTTCGCCATCGTCGATCAAAAAATTGTACGCGTGTTGAATCGCAGACACTTCAAGGTCATGATCGTAGCAGTGTTCCCACGACACCACGCAGCCCGTATCCATGGCGACCCGATGAGCCAGGTAATACGCGTTCGCTTCGGCTTTCGCGCGGTCTTGATCGCCAGGCATCGCCGGATCGAACGACTTTCTCAGGCGAGCGTATTCACCCAACCAATGCGTCTCGTGAGCATCCGACCAGGCGGATACCATCTGAACCGTCTCACCTTGCCACCCCGGATACTGCAGCGGATCCCGCAGCCGGTCCATGAGATCATCCCGTTGAATGATCGTACCATTGACCACGCAAGCGATCGTCGAGTCATGCCCCGCCAGTTTAATAATCGTTTTCGAAAGCGTATTCAGCCGCTTCGACACTTGCCGCGGCGAATCAGCCGAGGCATCCGTCTGCAGATCGTCATTGATGACCAAATCCGGCCGTTGTTGCGTCCCATCCGCCCGACGATGACCAATCCCCCGGATGGACGAGGTAATCCCCCGAGTCACCACCGCGCCGCCACTGGCCACCGACCCGGCAATCGTCGGCAGAACGACCCGATCTTTCGTCCACTCAATCCGAGTCAGTTCCCCGCTTTGGCACTGACTTTTGCAACGTTGGTTTTTCCCTTCGAGAGCTTTGACAGCGACGCAAATCTCCGGAAAATCTTCCAACAACAGATCGTTGGTTTCGAGTTCCGCCTTGAACTGGTCCAACAGGTCCTTCGCCGCATCGCGATTGGCCCCAATCAGCACCACCAGGTGCCGATGCCCATAGGCCAACGCCCACAGGCACGTGTTGACGCTGATTGTGGTTTTTGCGAACCCACGATAGACCAGGTTAAAATATCGCCCCCCCTGAGTCGCCGCTTCCTGCAGCCGCGCAATCACGCGCAAATGATCGCGTGAAAACGGACTTTTCCCGGTAGTCCCCGGAAAATAGATTTGTAGAAAATTGTGCAAATCCAACCGACACGATTCACGCCGTTCCGGATTGCCGACTGGCGGAATTTCGCCAATTTCGGCGACAGATTTGAAATCGTCTCGAGATTTTTTCGCCATCGCATCGCGATGTCGTTTGGCCGCGTCCCGATGTCGATCGTCGTTTTCCGAGGCCGCATCGACCATAGATAACGCCCCCAGGAAAACCGATCGAGAAACTTAATCAAATTCTGACAAACAAAACAACGCGAAGCGGAAAGGTTGAGTGTGGGCCCGATTATTGACGTGTTTAAAACCCCGGCTCAGTTCCCGTTCCGCCTCGCGCTGATTTCTCACGAAATTTTGGACAGATCGACTTCCGGCAACGTGTAAACCGCCCGGTCCCATGGTTCAACGACGTCGAGGCCCAGGTCTCGCGCCGCGTCCGCCGTGTAACGTTTTTCCTTGATCGCCGACTTGATCGCCGACGTATTGACCGTGAATTCGATCGACACCAGCTCGCAAATCATCAAGCCGAAGGCCTTCGACAACCGCTGAATTCCGCCTCGCAATTTTTTCAGCACCCCGCCCAACAGCGTATCAATCGATTCGACGACAGCCGCATCGGTTTTCTTCGGCACGGTCACACTGAGCGGCACTTGCCGAAACCCGATCGTACCATGAGCCAGCTTTACCGACCGATCCTTGCTGCCGACCAAATGTTTGTCACCGTGTTTGATGACCCACTTCAAAAGCGCATTTTCCAGCACTTCGAACCGATCGCAAATCAGAATTTTGAAATCATCAATTTCCAACACGGACGCCGCCCCGGCCAAAGTTTTCACTTCGACAATCCGTTGATCCAACCGAGCGTTAATCGCATCGGATTGCGACCGCAACCAGCCCATTTCGGCCAGTACTAAATCGCAGTCCTCAATCGATTTGACCGTGAAATCTTTACCCAACGCACCAGGCCGAGCCATGATATCATCCCTGAAATTGACCTAGCTTTTCACAGAACACAAACGATAATTGCCGCACTCGTCCCTGAGTACGGCAACCACCTATTCGTCGCGACACACGGAATAAACCTCCGTGAACGAATTTTGTCAAATTCAAGGAACGAACCCAATGCGCATGAATTCCAACGGCATTTTCGTATCAACCAGTTGCGAGCTTGAGCAAGCCCGGCACACCAAATTAACAACCTTCGCCCGCCGAACCGGCCAGACAATCCGAGAGGTATTACGCGCGCGACTATGCAACTGGATCGACGCGCTACAACTGCCCGAGGAACCAGACGACGATTCCCCCGGCCCAAAGAAACGAGGCTATACGACAAAACAAAGCCCATTCAGCGCGAAGACGCGATCCGATTCATCTGCCGAATCAGCTCCCGCCGCAGCTCGACCGTCTCGGCGACCCAAGAACGGCCCTTGATGACTTTGTTGACGACGTCGAGTGACACCCCATATTCGATTGCCAGCAATTTCCGCGACGCCCCATCAAATGCCCGCTGAATGATCGCGCACGCCTTTTCCGCGTTGAGTTTCCCCCGCACCCGCTGACTTCGTTCCCTCAGTGTTTTCGGTTTCGTTGACATTGTCGCC